ACTATTACATTACCAAGTTTGACTAATCCCGCAGTTAGCTATAGTGTAGTTAACAATGGTAGTGGTGGATATACATTTAGTGGAAGTGCCAAGGGCGATAATCCAAACTTAGGTCCGTTCTACAGAGGCGGTACTTACACCGTAAACATAAATGCCACTGGGCATCCTTTTTACTTCACAACAGATAACGGAACAAACTTCGCAGCCGGCACATATTTTGGCGAGTATACAAGTGGAGTTACTGGCTCAAGAACAGACAGTGGTACTATAACATTTACAGTACCGGCTGGTGCACCTGACACACTTTATTACCAGTGCGGCAACCACGGCGTAATGAGAGGCGAAATTACTGTCAAGGACTTGGCTGTTGAAACAAACATCAACGGCAATTATGTTGTCTACTTCCAACACACACAAGAAGGACATAAAACTCCAGTAGAGCTTCGTCCAATTCCAAGTCTTGTTAATCAAATGTGCTTGGTATACGACAGCACCAGCGGTAAATTTGTGCCACAGGATTTGGCAACGTATGTGGAAAATACTCCTAGTTTTGAAAATAAAATTAGAGAAGTGGCAGGCACAGCAGAATTAGTAGTTGAGGACGGCAGTGCGGTAATTGCCAAGGTTAATGTGTATGATGATAGTACATATCTTCCGCTAACAGGAAACAACCCAGGCGACCAGGCATTTGCTACCGACACTGACATCCTATATATTTGGGATGGCACTGCTTGGCAACAAGCCGGAGCTGCAAATAGTGATGACTTAACTGAAGGTAGTACAAACTTATTTTACACAGATGCCCGAGCAAGAGCATCTATCAGTGCCACTGGTAGTTTAAGTTACAACAACGGCACAGGTGTTATATCATTTACACAAGGCAATACTGATACAGTAGCAGAAGGTAGTACTAATTTATACTACACAGATGAAAGAGTAGACGACCGTGTATCTGCATTAATAGTAGGTGGCAATAATATTACTTCTACATACAATGATGCGGCTGGCACTCTTACTATTGATGGACAACCAGGGTACACTGATAGTGATGTTGGTACTTATTTAAGCAACAACGGATATGATACAGCAACAAACATAGTTGCATCAATTACTGACAGTGCACCAAGTACATTAGATACCCTGAACGAATTGGCCGCGGCCCTAGGTGATGACCCTAATTTTGCAACTACTGTTAGTACACAAATTGGTACTAAACTTGCGACAGCAGACTTTACTAGCACAGCGGATACCTGGATTGGTACTAAGTCAACAACTGACTTAGCTGAAGGCACAAACCTTTATTATACACAAGGCAGATTTGACAGTGCATTTGCCACTAAAATTTCCAGTGATGTAACATTTGGTGCTGATGTAAGTGCAGATTTAGTAAATGCAACATTACTACTTCAGGATGATACAATTGCAAATGGTGAAACTTATACCATCCCAAGCAGTAAACAAGTAATTGTTGACCATTTAGACATTATTGGTGACTTGGACGTACAGGGTACACTTGCTACAGTGAGTGGCGGTAGTTTAAGTCAAACCACAATGAAAACACAAGCTATTACACACACTAATGGCACAAGTGCAATTAACATTGCAAGTAGTGGCCATGTTGGTATTGGTACGGTTTCTCCTAGTGCATTATTACACCTAGAAGGATCTACAGCACGGGCTATTTTAAAGTCTACAGCTGCTGATGAGGTTTCAATAAATTTTAACACACCATCAGGAAACACTTATTTAGGTCTAGCAGGAGCAAATGGCGAATTATTTTCAGGATCGTCAGCTGGTGACTTCATTGTATCCAATAGAACTGGTGGTGATATACATCTTACTGCAGACTCTGGATTTTCAGAGGCCCATCTTTCTATCATAGAATCAGGCAACGTTGGTATTGGTACAAACAATCCTACTGAAAAACTTCATGTATCAGGTAACATACTGCTTACAGGTAACCTTGAAGGAAGTTCAACTACTACTGAAATAGGACAGTTTGGTGCTAACAGTGTAGGAGCTATAAAAAGAATAAGAATGGTTCAAGGAGGAGAGTTACATTTTGGAGATACAACAACCTCTAATTTCTTTGGTATAACTGAAGGTACTGTAAATCAGTTTTCAGACACAGACAGACTGGGCATATATTATAGAAATGAATTAAAATTTTATTCAAATAGTAATACTTTACGTGCAACCTTTGATGCATTTGGTAACATAACAGCAACAGGTAACGTAACAACAACAGGCAACGTTGGTATTGGTACAACGGATCCACAGAAAAAACTAGAAGTTCGTACTGGTAATGGAGAGTTATCACACTTTGGCTCTAATAGTGCAAATGCTGTCGATAACTATACTGGTATTAGTTTAGGTTATGCAGAAAATGGAAATTCCGCCTATCGTAAAGTTGGAATTGTTAGTGTAGGTAGAGGTGATGGAGCAGCCAGACAAGATTTAGCATTTTTAGTTGATAGTAATGCAGATGGTGGTAGCGCACAGCTCGCTGATACAAAAATGAGAATATCTCATGAAGGGTATGTAACAACGCCTAATCAGCCTTCTTTTAGAGCAGGGAGAAATGGGAACTATGTAGCAGGTAATAACTATGATATAGTATTTAATCTTACTTCTGGCACTCAGCTTTTTAACACTGGTGGTCATTATAGTACCAGCACTGGATTATTTACTGCACCTGCAGCAGGTAGTTATATGTTTCATGCAGTTGTTATTTGGGGTCCTGGTACGCCTGAAGGCACTGATATGGCTGATAGTTTTAGGTTTGTATATAATGGCGCTAAATTTCACTACTCAGAAAGAAGAGCTGAGTATGTTAGTGGTACAACAGGCAATAGTGGATATTATGTTGATCACGGCACATGTATAGTTAAAATGAACGCAAATGATACTATAGGTGTTAGAAGTCAAGAAACAGTCAGTGTGCATGGCAACTCACAATATACAACTTTTCAAGGACATTTATTAGGATAAAAAATGGGAACAATAAACATATACAGCGGTAATGGATCCAACAAAGCTGGATTAATATACAACGGCTCTGGTGATATTACTGTAGATACAGAACATTTAGCAAATACATCCAGTAGCGTACAATCTCAATTAGATGCTAGACTGCCGCTTGCAGGTGGCACACTGACGGGCGATTTGATAATAAACACATCGTCAAATGGTATGTTAAAATTACAGGAAGGTGGTAGTGACAAGGGTTATATAGGCGCCGGTGGAGGCGGTTTATATATTAGAAATCTAGCTGGAGATATTATTTTTAGAAATAGCTCTGAATCAGATACTATTAGAATAAAAGATAGTGGCAACGTTGGTATTGGTACAGACAATCCTAGTCAAACACTTGATGTTAGAGGTAGTATAGGATTAAGGCGTGATAACGGGTTAATGTTTTTTACAGATGCAAATACCACCGGATCTACCAATGCTAATGGCGCATTTATTGGTATGGCACACAATGCTGGACATCACGTAACAAGTAACGACGGTGGATTTGGTTCTTCTGCAAACTCTTTGGTAATTGGTAATTATCATAGCGGTGGCGGTGATATTATATTGGCAACTACTAACAGCGGACCTTACACTAGCGGTAGAGTTATAATAAAAGAGAATGGCAATGTTGGTATTGGGACAGATAATCCAGGATACCATATCGATGCAAGAGGTGGATCGTCAACAGGCGATGGTATGAGAGTTAAGACTGGAGATAACGGATATGATGGTCTTATAGTTAGTAATAGCGCAGTACTCAAATGTTATCCATCGCAAGGTCAATCAGTTTCTTTACAGGCTTATAATTCTGGTGGTTCTACAAAAACAGGTGTCAAGGTAACTGGTTGGGATACACCAGCAGGTGAGATAAGTACAAAACTTGAGTTTGTCACAGAAATGCTAGGTCACAATGTTTACGACAATAATGACTACGGTACGTCAAATGACCAATATGTTGATTTAGAAGAGTGGTCACCTACAGATTTCCGTATATTAGAAATTTTTGGTACTGTTAATCCTAACAGTGGTGGCAGCGGTGCGTATGCTGATCCAGTACATATGTATGTATACTGTGGTAGCGGTTGGAATGGTGCCGAGGTTACTTACTATGTTTATGGTAAAAGTGTAGCACCTTTAGCAAGAGATATGTATAATAGTGGTAGTGGCAGTAGTGCTAACGTGGCAGAGGTTTGGTGGTATAACAATACAACAACAGCTCAACAAGACGCTGCTACATATGGTACTGCTAGTGGATATCATTTAAGACTTAAATTTCCTAATACCAATACAACGTATGGTACACAAATTAGTTTAAAGGTAATAAAAAGGGCGTAAAAATGGCAAGAGTATTACAAACTCCGATTTTTGGCGGAGCACCAAGAAGAATTACGAAGGTCTTAGGATCTGGAACATACACTGTACCAGATGATATTAGCGTGTTAAGGATTTTTGTTACTGCTGGCGGTGGTGGCGGTGGTTCCCATAATAGTGATGACGCACAAGGTGGCGGCGGCGCAGGAGGTACTGCAATTAAACTTCTAAATGTAACACCAGGAACACAATATTACTGTACTGTCGGCGGTGGCGGTACTGGCGCTTCTGGAAATACTAGCACTGGTGCATCGCAAGGAGGCGCAAGTAGTTTTGGTTCAGTGTGTAGTGCAACAGGCGGATCTGGCGTACCCAACTGGGCTGCTGGAGGCCGTGGTGGCGTAGGCAGCGGTGGTGATTTAAATTTATACGGCAGCGATGGACAAACTGGCAATATCGATGGAGGAGGAAACGAGGAAAGCGGTGGCAACGGCGGCGAAAGCTATTGGGGCGGAACTGGAACAGGCGGAACTCCTTGGTATGCTAGGCAATCTGCCAGAGGTTGGGGGTGCGGTGGCAGCGGATCTCATGCTGGTACTGCTAATAATGGAACCAATGGAATGCAAGGTGCAGTAATAATTGAGGAGTATCAATAATGGCGTATGCATTAGTATTAGATAATAAAGTTGTAGACATTGTTGAAGAAACATTTGATGTACACGAAAGTATGACATTTCATACTGCTCCTGAAGGTTGTAAAATTGATTGGGAACTTGTTGAAGGTGAAATAATCAACCCAGACCCCAAAACACCAGAACAAATTGCGGAAGAAAAGTTACATGACTTGAGACTAGCACGTACTACAAAACTACGTAAATCGGATTGGACACAATTTCCAGATGTTCCTGAATCTACACGCCTTGTGTGGCAAACTTACCGCCAAGAACTTAGAGACATTACTAATACATACACATCACTTAGTGATGTGGTGTGGCCAGAGAAGCCAGGCACTTAATAGGATAGAAATAACACAAGGAAAAAAGCATGTTAATAAAACAAAATCAATTAGTAATAAACGGAACAACGCTAGAGCAAAGTGATTTGCAAGCTATTGCTAATGTAGCCAGTGATGTGCAAGCACAAATTGATACCAAATTACCATTGGGTGGTGGTACAATGACTGGTATTATTGCTGGATTTGAATCTACAGGTATTGATGATAATGCATCGGCTACTGCCGTGACAATTACCAGTGATGGTGGTGTTGGTATTGGTACAGCTACAATCTCAGGTGCGAAGCTAGAAATTTCTGGTGGTGGTATTGATATTCAAGACTCTGGTTATCCAAGAGTGAGATTTTATGTAGGTAGTGCATTCAAGGGTGGAGTTGAAGCTGTACAAAATGCAGGCTCAATGATTAGCACATCTGCTGTTAACGATTTAGCAATACGTAGTCAATCTGATATGTTGTTTGCAGCTGGTGGAAATACTGAGCGTATGCGCATCGACTCGTCAGGCAACGTTGGTATTGGTACGAGTTCTATAGCTGCAAACACTAAATTAATCGTTAAAGCCGCAACTGACCAAAACCTTGAAGTTGAATATACATCAGGTAAGTTACGTTTATCAGCTTTGAATGATGCTCGTTCAGCAAATGTACCCTTGCAGTTTACTTCTACAAGTTTTGAGTTTTTATCAGGCAACGTTGGTATTGGTACAGATAGTCCAGGTGCTAAATTACATATTAGAGGTATAAACGAACCATCTCATATTAGATTACAACGCCACGAGAGTGATGAAGCGCTAGATAACGGTGATGAAATTGGTGGCATAGAATTTTGGGCAAACGATGGTACATATAACAGTAATACATCTACATTAAGAGCGGCAATTAGAGCTGAAACACAAAATACAAGCAGTGGCACAAGATTAGAATTTTGGACAGGTAATAGTACTTCTGCTGTTGAAGAACGTATGCGGATTATCGCGGACGGCAAAGTTGGTATTGGTACGACGAGTCCTGCAGAAAAACTACATATAGATTCTAATAATAATACTCGCTTAAGAATTTCAACTACTAATACAGGTGCTGTACCAGAAATTCAATTATATAATGCATCAAAAGAATGGAAAATCGGTGTAGAAACATCAACTGACTCCGGCGGCGGCGCTTATAGTGGTGCTGGTGCTAATTATTTCCATATTAGAAATGCAACTGATAATAATCCAGCTCAGAGTTTTTTCACTGATGGATCGGCGTATTTTCACAGAGGCACTATACTATGGAATAATCGAGAAGATATAGGAAGAGTGGATCAGGGTAATACTGGTAGTTATTATACTTCTTATGGTATACAAAAATTTCAGTTTACTATACCTTCTGATAATGTATGGTACGATGTTCTTACCAACTTTAGAGAGAGTACTGGATATTTTTGGGCTACAGTTTCAGATGCTTCTTCTAGAAGAAAGCAAGTTTATTGTTATAATATGACTTCTCCAGCCTATGGTGTTAGTACATTTGATCTTGTTCATGATCATGGTGGCGGATGGAATACTGGTAACTTTAATTTTCGGAGAGTAAATGATGGATCAAGTAGTTTTAGATTGCAGTGTCAAAGAAGCAGCTACTATAGCTCATCTAATATATCCAACGGACGTATAACATTTTTAGTATTTTAGGAGTTTTAAAATGAAACCAGTAAATGGGGAACAATTTACATACATTGATGCAATATTAGCATTACTGCCTCTGGCTAAATTTCATCCAGCCGAAACGCTTGATGAAATTGAATGGGTTGACGAAAGACCACAACCAACTAATGAAGAAGTTTTAGCAAAATTAGAAGAGCTTGGAACATTTAATGAAGGTCTTGAAAGATTACGCCAGGAAAGAAATAAAAAATTAGCTGAAACTGATTGGGTGTCTGGTACTGATGTATCTCAAGAATTAAAGGATGTCTGGAATCCGTATCGTCAAGCACTACGGGATATTACTAACACATATAATTCTTTAGAAGATGTTGTGTGGCCAGAGAAGCCAGAGTAACGGATAAATAAGTGTAATAACTGAGGAGATTGCCGCATGGCATTGCAACGTGTACGCTCAAATATGCTTGCCAACAACTTTACACTTGACGATGATCAGGGCTTAATTGTTGGATCTGGAAACAATATCTATATTGACACAGTCAATAATCGTGTGGGGATTAACACTAATTCACCAACACATGACTTCACAGTGTCAGGAAATATACATGCTAGTGGTAATATTACTGCTGGTGGCGATATTACACTTGGTGACAGTGATGCAGATACTATTACAATTACTGCTGAAATTGGCAGTGACATACTTCCTGATGTTACAAACACATACGACTTGGGTAGTGCATCCAAAGTTTGGGCAGAAGTACATGCTACTACTTTTTATGGTGATGGTAGCCAATTAACTGGATTAACCAGCACACTTAATGACGTACTGGTTAATGGAAATACAACTGCACTCAATATTGTAAGCACAGGTGACATCACAGCCGCCAACTTTATTGGTGACGGTAGTCAGTTAACTGGACTAGCAAGTACACTTAATGACATTTTAGGTAACGGCAACACCACTGCACTTAATATTGTAAGCACAGGTGACATCACAGCCGCCAACTTTATTGGTGACGGTAGTCAATTAACTGGACTAGCCAGCACACTGGATGAAGTTACAACCAATGGTGCAACAACTACCAATAGTATAACAGTGGGTGACTTGATTGTCAATAGCACAAATGCAATTGGTTTACCAGTTGGTACAACAGCACAGAGACCAACAGCCGCAAACGGACTTATGCGTTTCAACAGTACACTTCTTGAATTTGAAGGTTATAATGGTACTGAATGGGGAGCATTGGGTGGCGGTGGAGCAACATACAGCACATCAGCCCCAACAGTAAATTTAAGCGAAGG